AATTTTAAGATTTGTCCAATAAGATTTTTTTCTTCTGGTGTTAATCTTTCATTCCAATCTCTAACGTCTTCGTGTAATGGCACCTCGCTAGGAAGCCAATGCATTTTTTGTTGCATGTCATAAGCTTCAAAAGCCCACCCATAATCAAATGGTTTGTAGTAAGTTCGTTTGTCAAATAAACTCATATTTTTTTTTCTAACTCCTTAATGTAATCTTCTTCTTCTTTTGGTAACTCTTCTTTAGTTTTGTCTTTACCAAATATACTATCCCAGTTCTCTTTAAACTTAGGAGTAGGTATATGTTTTCCGTCTCGTATTTTATAATTGTCTGACATATAATTCTATTCCTTCTATTATAATTATTATTAACAACTCTACTGCTAGGATTGTATGATATACTGTCCATAACACAGATTGTTTTTGTTTCTTGTTTTGTTTTCTTTTTTTCTTTTTGATTGGTTTATAATTAACACCATCAAATAATCCACTGTCTGTCATTATCCCTCACATGCTAAACAATCAGCTTCAGGTATAATTGTTCTTTCTACTTTTTTAGATACTAACTCAGCTCTTTTAATTGCTTCTGAACGACAGTAATACAAAGTCTTTAACTTTTTCTTCCAAGCTAACATATGTATATCATGTAATTCTTTTATGTTTACATCAGCAGGTACGAATACATTAACTGATTGTCCTTGACAAATATGTTGTTGTCTGTCTGCCGCATGTTCAATTATCCATTGCTGATTAATTTCTATTGCTGTTTTAAATATATCTTTTTCATAATCAGATAATTCATCTAAATGTAATACTGAACCTCTGTTTGCTAAAATAGAAGTCCACGTTTCTTCAGTGTTAATACCTTTTTTATCTAATAATTTTTCTAAGTATTTATTTTTAACTAAGAATGAACCTGACATTGTTTTTTGTACATAAGCGTTTGCTCTGTATGGTTCTATTGATGGTGATGTAGTACCACAAATAATAGATGATGATGCGTTTGGTGCTACAGCTAACAAGTGTGCATTACGCATACCTGTACCTTCCATGTCTGGAGCCTCACCTCTTTTAACTGCTAGTCTTTTACTTTCTTCTACAGCTTGTTCTTTAATACTTTTAAATATTTTCATGTTTAATGATTTAGCAAGCGCACCTTCAAAAGCTATACCTCTTGATTGTAAATATGCATGAAAACCCATAGCACCTAAGCCAATACTTCTTTCATTGTTTGCACTAAACTTTGCTCTAAACAATTCATCAGGTGCTTTGTCAATAAAGTATTGTAATACATTATCTAAAAATCTAATTAAGTCAGGTATAAATAAACTATTGTTCTTCCATTCATCATACTTTTCTATATTTACAGAAGACAAACAACAGACTGCTGTTCTATTTTCATCAGTAGCTAATGTTATTTCTGTACATAGATTAGAATGATTTACTTTTAATCCTAGTTTTTTCTGTGTCTCAGGCAATGCATCATTTACTGTATCAATAAATGAAACATAAGGCTCACCAGTGGCAACTCTTGTCTCTAATATTTTTAACCACAAATCTCTAGCTGAAACAGTCCGTACTATTTTTTTAGTGTGCGGGTCAATTAAATTCCAACTATCATCAAACGTTGGTTCTTTAATACAGTTGTCAATTAAACGCATAAACTCATCAGATATATTTATACCATGATGTAGGTTAAGACATTTTCTGTGTACATCACCACCGCTAGGTTTTCTCATTTCTAAAAATTCTATTATCTCAGGATGTGATATATCCATGTATGCCGCATAACTACCACGTCTTGTTTTACCTTGAGAGAAAGCAAGTATCTCACTATCAACTACATGTAAAAAAGGTATTGAACCAGAAGACTGTGAACCACCTGAAGTCTGTGTACCATCACTTCTTACATGTCCCCAGTAGCCACCGATACCACCACCCACAGAAGCAAGCCATGCGTTCTCTGTGTAGTGTCCTGTTAATCCTTCTCTACTATCACCTACATAATTTAAGAAGCATGAAATAGGCATACCTCTTTTACTACCGGCATTAGACAAAACAGGCGTAGAAAACATAAACCAAAGTTTAGATGCATAATCATATATACGTTGTGCCATCTCATCATTATCAGAAAAAGCTTTTGCCGCTCTCATAAATCCTTCTTGAGGTGATGTTTCTTCTGGTAATAAATACCTATCTTTTAATGTTGTCTTACCAAAATCAGTAAGTAAATTATCTCTTTCGTAATCTATCATTCTTTTGTTTCCGTTACTCTTGGTTGTCCTTCTTTTTCTATAATAAAATCAATGTATTGTTTAGCTTTCTTTAAGTCTTCAATACCATGTCCCTTGTATCTCCACCTAGAAATATACTTCACAACGTTGCCCTCACAGTACGTAAGGTTATTTTGTACGATATAATCTATAGGTTCTATACCACCTTTATTATAGTGTAACGGTTTTTTTATATTGTCCATAATTTTACTTCTCCTGTTTTTTTATTGTAATCACCATGTCTTAGTATACGTGCAACTCTAGCTTGTTGCAGAGCTTCAGCTTCAGTATACCCTTTATCTACGTAAATCTTTTTGACTATTTGCCATAGGTCTAAAAGGGGAACGTTAGTATACTTCTTAATGAGTTTCTCAGCAGTCTTAATTCCGACACCTTCTATGCCATCATAACCATCAACTTTATCACCAGTCAAAGTTTGTATCATAAACCAATAGTCAGCCATTCTGTGAGGTATTTGTTCTACAGTCATAGCATCTTGTGATAGTTTACAAGGTACTGTTCGTAAGTCCTTGTCTATACTAACAACAATACGCTCTTCATCTGTAGGCTCTGTAGCCATAATACCCATAACATCATCTGCTTCTAAGTTCTTCCACACAACTCCGTTATGTTTTTCTATGACATATTCTCGTAAAGCTTTTAATGTTAATGGTTTACGTTTGTCTTTTCTATTACTTTTGTACGAAGGTAAGACATCTTTTCTAAAATTGTTGCTGTCTGTTAATGCAATAACATAGTCATCAGCTTGTAAGTTAGAACCTAAATCATCTATAACTGCATCTACGTCAGCTTTACACAAAGTTTCATCACAGTGTAGTGTCCATAAACCATCACCCCAGTCTGTTTCTACTTCGTTGTTAAGTGCTATCTTATATAATAAAATATCACCATCAATTAAAAGTACTCTTTTTAGTTTCATGTTTCTCCTATATATCAAATGTTAATAAATCTTCTTTTGGAATTATGTGTCCCTTACTTGTCCAGTTGTCACCACCCTTCTTAATAGGGTACTTAACCATAAGTTTTTTAAGATGTGCAGTAGGTATTAAAACCCATACTTGGTCTGTTCTCTCTTGTGTCCATAAACAGATAGCATAATTTCTTGACTGTGTTGTATTAATTCCAGAAGGTTTACCTCTACTTTCTGTTTCAATATAAACGTTACCTGTTTTTTGACACAGTCTATCAGTCTTACATTCTATCTTACCTTCTACTGCTTCTTGAAATTCATTCTCGTATTGTTGTCCGAACTTTAAATCTTTATCAAAGTGCGGTTGTGCTTTAGTGTGTTTCACTCCAGTTGTCTCCTATCTTGTATTCACCAGTGAGAGGAAGTCTTAAATTAAAATACTTACCAGTGTCTTCGATTGCTTTTACGGCTAATTGCCCTACTTGCTCAGCGTCTTTTTCAAGACATTCTACTTGTATTTCATCATGTACCCATACAACTTGATGTGCTTCCGGTATATTCTTAATTACTTTATCAAACTCTACTAACCATTGTTTACAAACTAAGGCTCCGGAACTTTGTAAAAGTGTATTGAGTGCGGCATGACTTGAACGTACTTTAACTTTTCTTTTATCAAGACCTAGTAAGTAACCACGTTCAGCCGCTTGTTGTACGTTCTCAATTAATTTATTTAATGCAGGTAAATTATTTAAGAAACGTTTTTTTATCTTAGATGCTTCTGCTACAGTTTTGTTTGTAACTGATGCAATCTTTTTTACACCACCACCATAAAGAAAGCAGTAGTAAAAACGCTTGGCTAAGTCTCTGCTATCTAACCCTGCTAATGTTTTTGTTTCAGTGTGTATGTCACCTTCTAAAACAACTTTAGCATAGTTGCCGTTATCGTACTTAGCCATGTAGTGAGCCAACATCCTCACTTCTAAACCTGAGACATCAATGCCTACAAGTTTTTTATTAGTTGGAACTGTAAATAACGCTCTACATTCTTTACCATAAGGCACACCTACACTAGGAATTTGTGCCATATTAGGAAACGAGTGTGTTGCACGTGCTGTTACGGTAGAATTAGTATTACACGTACCATGTATTTTATTATTCTTCTCATGTTTTAACCAAGCTTGTGCACCTGTTGCTAACTGTCCTATTCTTTTGTCTAATAGAAAATGCTCACATAATATTTGAGCTTCAGGATATGGTAAGCTTTCTAAAATAGTTTCATCTAATTTAGGTTTACCATCATCAGTATAAATTTTAGGTTTCCAACCATGTATCTTAGCTAGTCTATCTGCTATGTGTTGTCTGCTAGATGGATTAAAGACAATAGTTTTTTCTTTATAAAACACTTCACCTTTAACATATCCTCTAGCTTTGTTATTTACTTTAGGTATAAAAGGTATGTGTTCTTTTTCAGGTGGAAACATTACTTGAAGTTTATATTCTATTTCCATTCTTCTACCGTTTAATTCAGAATAAAGTTTTTTAGCTTTCTCAGTATCAAAACTAAAACCATATGTTTCTTGATTGTAAATTAATTGTGCTACACATCATGCTCTAAATCCATAGCTTGCTGTGAGTATATTTCATATCTTCATGTATCATTTTGTGAAGATTATAAGTTACTTCAACATCTTGTTTACAATACTCTAACATTTCAGGTGTAAAAGTTTGCCAGTCAGTATC